TTCCTGACCAGCGGGAACGCAAAGAATATGTGCTTTGAGTATGGCACCGAGAAAGAAGCTAAAACCAAACTTTCCACGGTTTCTTCCCATAAGCGCAAGTGGAATGAGAAGAACCCCAAGAAGTATGACGCTTACCGGGTGGGCAACTGCATTTACATTGTCCGCCTGACTGGAAAGAAAGGATGATAAAGATGTTGCAAATCGGAATGACCGTGAAGGTGCTTCCTGATGCGGAGTACGGCGGCAAATATACCGGGTGTGTTGGTGTAGTGAAGAACTACTATTCCAGCAAGAAAAAGGCCGGTGTGGAGTTGGAAAAGGTTCAGAATGACGCAAGTTCCAAGGGCCTGTTTTGGTTTTCGGAAGATAAGCTGGCACCGGCCAATGATTTCTTGGGAAGCGTTTCAAAAATAATGAATGCTATGAATTGTCGGTGCAGTTTCCCCCTTCACCATACCGGCGTTCCCCCTGTGAAGAAGGTGATCTTCAGTGGCCCCAAAACTATTGTGCTGTGGGCAGATGGCACCAAAACCATTGTTTCCTGTGGCGCTGGTGATACATACGACTACTACGCCGGGTTCTGTGCCGCTGTGGTGAAGAAGCTGTTTGGTTCTACCACCCACGCCAAGAAGGTTTTGGGTGAAGTGGTTCAGGTGAAATGATCACGCTATTTCAACACCAGCAACAGGCCCTTGACCTGACGGAAGGCCACAACCGATGCGCCTATTACCTTGATATGGGACTTGGGAAAACTTTTGTCGGTTCAGAAAAAGCCCTGACCCTAAATAGCCGGGTAAACCTGTTGATCTGCCAATGTTCCAAGGTTTCTGATTGGATAGATCACATGGTTGAGAACTACGCCATGAACCATTGTTGGATGATTTATGACCTGACCAATAAGAAGGAATTTGATTGGTTTATGGCGGCGGTTGCTGAAACCGACAACCCAACCCGGATTTGCGGCGTGATCAACTATGAACTGACCTTCAGGCGTAAGATTTTGAAAACCCTTTCCGGGTTTACGCTGATGCTTGATGAAAGTTCCTTGATCCAGAATGAGAACGCCAAGCGGTCAAAGTTCATTCTTGGGCTGAACCCTGATAATGTGATCCTTCTGTCTGGTACGCCCACGGGCGGCAAGTATGAAAAGCTGTGGAGCCAATGCCGCCTTTTGGGATGGAACATATCAAAGGAACTGTTTTGGAAGCAGTACATTGAAACGGAATGGGTTGAAGAAGATGGATTCTGGCGGCAGAAAATCACCGGTTACAAAAATGTTGACCGGCTGAAGAAGAAGCTGGCTGAACATGGGGCGGTATTTATGACCACCGATGATGCCGGAATTGACCTTCCTAAACGGAACTTTGTTCCCGTTAGAACGCCCCCAGCAAAGGAATATTGGAAGTTCTGGCGGGAACGGGCGATCAGCATAAACACCGCCACCCTTCAGGAATTTGAACTTGATTCAGATTTTTGGGGTTCCAATGAAAGCTATGAGCGGGAATTGATTGGTGATACCAGCTTGACCCGCCGCCTGTATGCCCGTCAGCTTTGCGGCCTATATAACCCGAACCGGTATAAGGCATTTCGGGAACTGGTGGAGAGTACGGAAGATCGCTTGATTGTGTTCTATAACTTCACTGAAGAAATGGAGCGCATGAAGGGAATTGTAAAGGGCATGAACCGCCCTGTGTCCATCCAGTCTGGTGAAGTCAAGGATTTGGGCGCTTACAATTTCAAATCCAATTCTGTGACCTTCATTCAGTATCAGGCCGGGGCAAGAGGGGGCAACTTCCAAAAGGCCAACAAGATTATTTATTTCAGCCTTCCCGAAAGTTGGGAACTGTGGGAGCAGAGCCAAAAGCGGATTCACCGCATGGGACAAGAACGGCCATGCTTCTATTACTGGATGATTTGCCCCGGCACCGTGGAAGAAAGCATTTTTTCCACCTTGCAAATGAGAAAGGACTATAACGATGAACTGTTCAGAAAATACGAGGACGGCCACCCAAAGGGCTAAACAAAATCTGTGGTTTCGGCGTATGTTTTCCGTTGCCTTGCTGATAGGGGTACTGATTGGGTTCCTGTTTGCCAAAGTACCAATCTGGTTTTCTACCCCGGAGCCTACCACCACGGCGGTTTTGTACGGGGCCTATACCGGCCAAGCTGTCAAAGTTCAGAGTGATGGAACCATTGTTCAGGCCGGTGACTTCACCCCTTTGAATGTCCCTATGGATGAAAGCCTTCAGGAATATGTTTATTGGATGGCGGATGCCTATGAAGTTGATTTCACTTTCCTGATGGCCCTGATCCGCAACGAAAGCAACTTCCAAGCGGATGTTATCAGCACCACCAATGATTATGGCCTGATGCAGATTAACCAGAAAAACCATGAATGGTTGTCCAATGCCGTTGGTGTAACGGATTTCCTTGACCCTTACCAGAATATTCAAGCCGGTATTTATATCCTTGGCACCCTGTTTGAAAAGTACGATGATCCACACAAGGTTCTGATGGCTTACAACATGGGGGAAAGCGGCGCTTCCAAGCTGTGGGATCAAGGGATTTACCAAAGCAAATATTCCCAGCGGGTGATTGGCTACCAAGAAACCTACATAAAGGAGTTGAACGGAAATGATCAAATGTGAAAACGCTTGTCCCCGTGGAAAGTTTGATGGGTGCTGCCATAAATGCCCGGATTTCCACACCTGCCCGGATTCCTGTCAGGAAGATCCCAACACCTGTGGTTCTTCCACCTTTGATGAAGAAGCAGGGCTTCAAGCCTTCCAGCAATCCCAGCTTGCCACCCTGAACGCTATTGCGTCCCTGACTTCTCACAAAAAGGCCATTGAAGAACAGGAAAAGACCATGAAAGCGGCCCTGTATGATGCCATGATGAAGTTTGGGGTGAAGAAGTTTGAAAGTGATGTGCTGAACCTGACCTTGGTTGCACCAAGCAATTCCACCACTATTGATTCCGCCAAGCTGAAGAAAAAATATCCCGCTATTGCGGCGGAATGCTCCAAACCTAATCCCAAGGCCGGTTATGTGAAGATCACTCTGAAGGGTGGTGAAAAGTAATGATGAACCCTTTATGTTTTGTAACCATCACACTTCACTTTGAAATCAGAAACAGTGAAATGTATGGCGGAAATGGTTCAGTTGGGTATTCTGCTTCTTCATTTCAAGGGGTTGCCCACCCTGAACAGGCGGATGATTCCTTTGTAGAAGCCCAGCGCCGCATTACAGCCAAGCTGTTGAGTGTGCCGGTTGAAGATGTAACGGTTATCACAAAGGATGCCTATGATGCCGCCACAGAAGAACCGGAAGATGATTTTGATGATAGGGATTGGTGAAGCAGTTGGCAAGGGATGAATTTTGGGATGCGCTAAAGGAATACGCCCACCGGAACCACCAAGAACGGGTTTCCAAGAACTCTGACCGGATCGCTTATGCTATCCAGCAATTTGAAGCCCACGGGATTGAATACCAGTTGAAGAACCGGCAGACCGGCCACTTCCATTGCTGGCGGAAGTCTGATGATAAACTATTCCAGTTTTACGCTGGCACCGGCAAGATTCAGGGCCTTCAGACCCGTGGAATTCACAGCCTGATCAAGATATTGGAGGGATAAGGATGCAAAAAAGACTTACTGTGAAGGAACTGAAGGCCGCTTTGGTTGATGTTCCTGATGAACTGGAAGTTCGTTTTGGGAGTGATACAGAAGAAGCCTATGAAATCATTATTGAAATGGCAAGGCGGGTAAAGTATGAACTTCCTGATGGACAGAAATTCGAGGACACCGGCGAAACTGGCGTGGATTACTTTGAAATCTATGGAAACGCTGTCCAGAGTGATGATTTCTGATGGCCGGTGAAAAGAATTTTGAAAACCGCCTGAAGAAGTGGTTAGAGGATGAAGGGATTTACCCTTTGGGGGAGCCGGTTAACCGTATGAGCGCCCCGCCTTGTGGGTATTGGGAAAAGCGTTGGGGTGGTGGGAGGTATGTAAAAAGCGGCCTTCCTGATATGCGGATCGTGGTGAAAGGGCTGGCCCTTGAAGTGGAACTGAAGGCCACTACCGGCACCCCTTCAGAACTGCAAAAGCGCAACATTGCCCAAATCAACAATTCCGGTTGCTTCGGCTTCATCCTGTACCCGGAAGGCTTTGAAACCTTCAAGAAAATTGTGAAAGGGGTGAAACAATGCGAGTTTCCCACAGCCGGGTTGATCTCTTTAATAGATGCCCATACAGATACCGCTTGCGATATGTGGAAGGGCTGAACACTATCCCTGATACGGAACCCGACAACGCCTTAATCCTTGGCACCGCCCTTCATACGGGCATTGAAGAAGGGGTTGAAAAGGCCCTTGACTTCTACCAGTCCAGCTTCCCAATTCTGACGGATGATCATGTGAATGAAATGATGAAGCTGGAAGCCATGATCCCCAAGGCCAAGGCCCTATTGCCACCGGGCGGAGCCTTTGAACTTCCTATTGGAAACGCTGATTTTATAGGCTTTATGGATTATCTGTGGCCCGCTGGATGGATGAACACAAGGCACCCTTCCAACTATTGGGGTGAAGATGTTCAGGTGTTTGATCTGTACGACTTCAAATATTCCAACAATGCCAAAAGCTACGCCGTTTCCGGTCAGTTGCATGAATACAAGTATTGGTATGAACTGACCCACCCCGGCCACCGGATCAGGAATATGTATTTTCTGATTGTCCCAAAGGTGAAAATCAGGCAGAAGAAAACGGAAACCATTCAGCAATTCC